GTCACAGATGGCGAAGAATGGTTCGGAGTTGGCTTGGAGCCGACCAGCAAGGCTATTGTGGGCTCTCAGGAGGTCCCCTTTATCTATGAAGATAGACTTTCAAAGGAGCCTGTAGTTCAAGCGCTTTATGAAATGTGGTCTAAGACCAAAAAGCAGAGAAAAGAAATCGGACTTAAAGGCCGCAAGCATGTAGAGAAAAACTACAACTTTGATAATTTTATCAAGGCTTGGGACGAGATTTTCACAAAAGTACACAAGGAACAAGGATCTTGGGAAACTCGTAATAGAAAACAAAACTGGACATTAGAAGAAGTAGCATGAAAAAGAGAATTTTAGTAAGGGGGCCAGCCTTATCACAAACTGGCTATGGTGAACAATGCCGCTTTGCTCTTAGAGCTTTGAGGTCTAGAGAAGATTTATTTGACATTTATCTTCTTAATATCCCTTGGGGTGGAACAAACTGGATTTTTGAAGACAGTGAAGAGAGGAGATGGCTAGATGAGTTAATCATTAAGGCTAAGCCTTTGTTGGAACAACAAAAACAAAATCCACAGATGCCCTTATTTGACATCTCACTTCAAGTGACAATTCCAAACGAATTACAAAGAATGGCTCCACTAAACATTCTTTACACAGCAGGAATTGAAACAGACCGAGCTTGTCCAGAATGGATTGCTAAATGCCACCAGTTTGCAGATAAGATTCTTGTTATTTCAGAACATGCTAAGGCTGGATTACAGACTCCAATCAAGGCTCAAGATCAGATGGGTAATGAGCTAGATTTTGTTCTAGAGAAGCCTATTGAGGTTGTGCATTACCCAGTGAAGAATGTTGCAACAAAAGACTTGAACCTAAACTTAGAAACTGATTTTAACTTTCTAACAATGGCTCAGTGGGGTCCTAGAAAGAATTTACCAAACACTATCGCTTGGTTTTGTCAAGAATTCCATGATGACGAAAATGTCGGCCTTGTCGTAAAGACATTTATGAAGGGTAACAGCCAGATAGATAAGAGCTTTGTTAGAAGCTCCCTTAAGGAGGTTGCAGACAACTTCCCCAACAAGAAGTGCAAGGTCTATTTCCTTCATGGCTACATGAATGAAGAAGAAATTCATTCGCTCTATGTCCACCCAAAGATTAAAGCAATGATAAACTTTGGCCATGGAGAGGGCTATGGCTTGCCCTTGTTTGAAGCAGCCTACTCTGGATTACCTGTGATTACGCACGACTTCGGCGGCCAGAAAGACTTTCTTTACGCCCCAAAGAAGACTAAGAAGGGCACAGAGAAGTTGAGACCACATTTCAGCAAGGTTAATTATGACCTTAAACCAGTTCAAAAAGAAGTTCTATGGCAGGGTGTTATTGAGCCAGACATGCAGTGGGCCTATCCAAGCGAAGCTAGTTGTAAGTTGGCCATGAGAGAAGCTGTGAACAACTGCGGGCTATTACAGGGCGAAGCAAAGCGTTTGAAGGGTTGGTTGGAGAAAGAGTTTGAGGATGTAGATAAGTTTAAGAACTTTGTAACTGCGATAAACGGCGAGGAATCGTTAGAGATGATCGATTGGATGAATGATATTCACGAGGAGTGTGAATATTAGATGAAAAAAAACACAGTTTTTTTTATTTCTGATTATCTTTTAACAGAAGTTAACGGCGGTGCCGAAAAATTCAATCATATATTAATAAAAGGGCTTCTAGATTTAGGAATAGAGGTAACACAAGTAAAATCAGCAAATTTCACACCAGAATTAATTTGTGACGACAACTATTATTTGATAAGTAATTTCATGCACCTCTCAGAGAAAGCTAAAACGGCACTTGTAGCAGAACAAATAAACTATAGTATTATAGAACACGACCACAAATATATAAAAACGAATGATCCTTCAAAATTTATTAATATGTTGGCGCCTTTTGAAGAAATAATTAATAGGCAGTTTTACAAATCCGCAGATTACGTTTTTTGTCAAAGCAAAATTCATGCGGAAGTTGTTCAAAAAAATTTGCTTATTAACAACATAGTTAATTTAAAATATAATTTATGGGACCACTCAGATCTAGAAAAATTATTAGAAAAATCTAAAACAAAAAAAACTATAAAAAATTCTATTTTTAACACTAGTAATTTAAATAAAGGTACAAGAGCAGCAATCAAATATTGTGAAAATAAAAAAATTTGTAGTTTTCATTCAATTTTTCCAACTTCATGGGAGAAATTTACAGACGAATTATCAAAAACACAAAATTATATTTTTTTTCCACAGTGGCTAGAGTCATTTTGCAGGGTCGTGGTAGAAGCAAAGATCCTCGGGTGTAAAATCACAACAAACAAGCTTGTCGGTGTCACCTCTGAACAATGGTTTAGAGATTCAGGCGATCCTGAAAAGTTGTGCAACTTATTAATAAATAAAACTAATAAAATTATTAATAAATTTGCCAAGTTGATAGACGGCGAAATGGAAAGTTTTTCGAAAATTAATCAATTGGAAATACCAAAAATTTCCATTATAACTTCAATGTATAAAGCAGGCGAATTTATAGAAAGATTTTTAGACGACGTTACTCAGCAAACTATATTTGAAAAGTGTGAATTGATTATAGTTGATGCGAACTCTCCAGACAAAGAATATAAATTTATAAAAGAACAACAAAAAAAACATCCAAATATTTTTTATCATAGGCTAGATAAAACTTTAACCGTACAGGAAACAATGAACTATGGAATTAAAAAATCTACAGGTGATTTTTTAACTTTGTGGAATGTTGATGATTATAGAAAAAATGATGCTCTTGAGGTTCTATCTTTGAATTTAGTTGTTGACAAAACAGTTGATTTGGTTTATGCTGACTGTTATGAAACTACAAAAAAAAATGAGTCATTTTTAAATAACTCTTCTAACGGAAAGCTCTATGAACATTCTAAAAACAAATTTTCTAAAAATAATATGATAAAGTGTCTTCCTGGTCCAATGCCACTGTGGAGATCCAATTTAAATAAAAAATATGGAATGTTTGATGAAAAATATATATTTGCAGGCGACTGGGAGATGTGGCTAAGGGCAGTTGACATGGGAAGTAAATTTAAGAAAATTCCAAAAGTATTAGGTCTTTATTATAAAAATCCGAATGGAATCTCAACGTCAAATAAAAACAGCGTTGAAAGATTCAAAGAGGAGGCTGCTTTATTTACAACCTACAAACATCTTTTTGGTAAAGCTAATTACGAAAAATATAAAAACTACTTTTCTAAAGAGGTATTATGAAAGATAAAAAATATTTAATAATTGATTCTCGCCCATATGGCTTGTTTTCCATCTTTCTACATACTGTAGATAATATTAAGTGGGCAAAAGAAAATGGTTACATTCCAGTTGTCAGATGGGGTCCAGGACGCAGAGATCCCAATCGCGGCAGAGAAGGAGCCAACAAGGCATCTCAATTAGGACATCCAAAATATGTAATAGATAAAGAAAATTTTTTAACAGAAGACAGCCCGCCATGCCTTAATAACACTTCTGGGCTTAAACATTGTAGAAATTTATATTGGAGCCCAGACGGCTGGAGAGGAACTTACAACACTTGGGAATATTACTTTGAACCATTAAACGACACCACCGTTAAGCAAGCGCTCACCGGAGATCATAAAATGTCAGACATCTTTATGGTTGGAGATTATGATTTTGATATATCAAATAAATTTTTAATTTCGAATGTTCATACTTATGAGCCGTTATTATTATGGAAACTATTGGGAACACCTTTGGAAAAAGAGCATCGTAAAAAAATTAATAAAATAATTTCTGATAATATTAAAATTAGAAAAGATATTTTAAAAGAAGTCAATTCATTTTACAAAAAATATTTTAATGAAGAGGTACTTGGAGTGCATGTACGAGGAACGGATAAAAAATTAGAATATCCACATAGAGCGCTACCCATATCATCATATCTTAAGCAGATTGAAGAATATGTTGCAAGAAAGCCAAACTCAAAAATTTACGTCGCATCAGATAATAATGAATCAATCTACAAAATAAGAGAATTAGTTGGAAAAGAAAAGTTGATTGTGTATCCATCTGTAAGGGCAAATAAATATTTTGCAAAAAATCCAATTTGTCTAACATCTGCAACGGGACCAAAGCACGGAGAAGAATGTTTAAAGGAAATGTTACTTTTATCGAAATGCAATCATATTATTTGTACGGACTCTAATGTAGCGGCTACATCAATTTATATGAATCCGGAAGCTGAAGTCGTTTATTTAAATAGAATTGAAGGTTTAAGGTGAATTTAACAACAAAAAAGATAAGAAAAAATATTTTAAAGGCATCGTACTTGTCTCAAGCTGGTCACATTCCAAGTGCATTTTCAATTTTAGAGATTCTTTACTGTCTTTATGATAAATTTTTGGGCGAGGAAGACGTGTTTGTTTTAAGCAAGGGGCACGGCTGTTTAGCTCTTTATGCCATTTTTTTAGAAATGGGATACATAACCGAAAAAGAATTTTTATCTTTTTGTAAGTATGATAGTAAGTTAGGAGGACACCCTCACCGCAACAAACATAAAAAAATTTATGCATCATCAGGCTCTTTGGGTCATGGTTTACCAATTTGTGTTGGCAGTGCTTTAGCTAAAAAAATATTAAACAAAAATAATAAAATATTTTGCTTGGTGGGCGACGGAGAGTGTAATGAGGGAACAATTTGGGAATCAGCATTAATAGCAGAAAATTTAAATCTTAGTAATTTAATTTGTATTGTAGACTATAATCAATCCCAAACTAGATCTTTACCAACTAATAAAATCGTAAAAAAGTTTAGAGCATTCGGGTGGAAGGTATTAGAAGTAAAGGATTCTCACGATTTGCGAGAGTTAGAATCAGCCTTAACAGAGGCGACACGCGCCGGCGATAGACCAACATGTGTTGTTTGTAATACTATAAAAGGTAAAGGAATCTTAGACATGGAAAATAATATGTTTGCTTGGCATCATGGACCACCGACAGAAGAACAATATAATAAATTTTGCGAGGAATTAGATGCGTAAAGCTTTTGCAGAAAGTATTTTAGAATTAGCTGAAAAAGATGAAAAGCTAGTTGTTTTGATCGGTGATATTAGCCACCACTTATTAAAAAAATTTGAAGAAAAATATCCAAATAGATTTTACAATATTGGAATATGCGAACAATCTATGATTGGTGTAGCGGCAGGATTGGCAATGGAGGGCTATCGTCCGATAGTACATACAATAGCCCCTTTTTGTGTCGAACGCGCTTATGAGCAAATTAAAATAGACCTTTGCTATCAAAATTTAGATGTTACTATTATTTCAGTAGGATCATCATTCGATTATGCACACTTAGGTTGTACCCATCACTGTTATTCTGATGTTTCTATTTTGAGACCACTGCCAAACATCGACATTTATGTACCTGGAACATCTGATGAATATAAAAAAATATTTAATGATTCATGGTCAAATGGAAACGCAAAATATTTTAAGCTTAGTAAAACAGAACATAAACAAAATTTTGAAGTTAGTCCTGGTGAATGTAATGTTCTGAATCTTGGAAATGAAGGAACAATTTTTGTTAATGGGCATTTACTGGAAGAAGTACTTAAAATTGAAAATTGTAAAAATTATTCAATTATTTATTGTCCAACAATAGAACCTCTATCACAAAACTGCAAAAAGGTAATGTGCGAAGTTATAAAAAGCAATCCAAACATTTTAGTAGTTGAAGAGAATTCTACTTCTGGTGGGTTTGGAGACAAGATTTCCGAAATCGCTTTTGAAGCTAAATTAAGCATCAAAATGAGAAAATTGGGCATACCAAGGAAATTTTGTTTAAATTATGGAAGCGCCGATGATCATCGTGCGGACTTGGGCTTGATAAGCAAAAATATGAAAAAAATTTTGAATGAGTTTAAAAATGTATAATTTTAACGTAATACTTGATGATTGCATAAGACTAAAGGAAGAGATTAAACTAGAAAAGTTTAAAAATTCAACAATATTAATCACTGGCGCAAATGGATTGATAGGCGGCTTTTTAGCAGACTTATTTTGTCATTTAAATGATTTTGAAGATTATAGGATATCTCTTTATTTAACATCCTACAGTAAAAAAAGTAAAGCTTCAAGAATCGAGCATCTAGTAGAGAGAAGCGATGTAAATTATTTTTCCTGGGATTGTTCAAAACCTTTAAAAGTACAAAAAATTCCTAAAAAAATTGATTATTTATTTTTTTGTTCTGGATATGGACAACCATCCAAATTTTTGAAAAACAATGTAAAAACATCACTTATAAATATTGTTGGCATCGAAGCATTGCTTTCTCATATGTCAAAAACGGGCGGCGGAAATGCACTTTTTTTGAGTACAAGTGAGATTTATGGAGATGTCCCACCTGATAAACTTCCAACTCCAGAAGATTATGGCGGCTACTATAATCTACAAAATAATCGTGAAGCTTACAAAATGTCAAAAAAAATGGGCGAAGTAATTTGCAAAGAGTATAATTGCTTTGATAATATAAATGTAAAGATCGCAAGAGTTGCCCTGACATATGGTCCAGGCTCTTTACTAAATGATCAGCGGGTAATGCAGGAATTTATTTTTAAAGCAAATTTTAATAAAAAAATTAAAATGTTAGATGAGGGTAATTCAATAAGAAATTATCTGTATATAACAGACTCGGTAAAAATTTTATTAAATATTATAAAAGACGGAAAACACTTGGTTTATAATGTTGGTGGTACCGAGGAACCAATTTCTATTTACGATTTGGCATTGAAAATTGGTCAAATCTTCAAAGTTCCTGTAATTAAAGGACAAATTACAAATAAAGAAAATAAGTCTGCCCCTAAAAATGTTAGACTAAAAATGGACAGGTACAAAAATGAATTTTCTGACAACAACTCTTTTATTAATCTTAACGAAGGGATAAAAAATGTGATAAAATGGTATAAATTTCAGGAAGTAAAATAATGACTCAAAAAATATGTATAGAAGACTTGGAAAACATTTTCAATGAAAAAGCAAGCGCGCTTATTAGAGAAAAATTTAAGAATTTAGACTTTTCTTATCAACAATTAGATAGAAAAGAAAGAGACTCACTATTCTTGACAATAATAAAAACCCTAAAAGATGATAGTGTTAAAAAATCTGGAAACCATAGGATTAATGATTGGGTTGCAGGCTGGGGACAAAATCGCGATGAATTTTTAAAAACTAATAAATATGAGTCACTAATCCCAAAATACTTTGGTAAATTTCCATATGTTCGATGGAAACAAGACTTTATCAAACCAACAAACAAGCAGTTTGAATATAATATGGTAAAAATTCTTCAATATTGGATTTTCGAAAAATACTTGTCCGACGTTTCTAATATCTACGAGTTTGGTTGCGGCACTGGTCATAATCTTTTCAGGGCATCAGAAGTTAACCCATCGGCATCAATTACTGGTTTGGATTGGGCAACATCTTCTCAAGAAATATTTAAATATATAAATCAAACGTTTAATAAAAACTTTAATTCTCATCGGTTTGATTTTTTTAATATTGATAAAGATTATAAAATTTTGAAAAATAGTGGAGTTTTTACTTTTGCAGCTTTAGAGCAAGTTGGGAACTGTCACATGGAGTTTTTAGAATATCTTATAAAACAATCTCCACAAATTTGTGTTCACATAGAGCCTATTGCAGAAATGTTGAACCCAGATGAGTCTTTTATAGATTTTTTGAGTGTAGAATACTTTAAGAAAAGAAATTATCTAGATGGACTGAATAAATCATTAAAAACTTTAGAAAGTAATAATAAAATAGAAATAGTTCATAAACAAAGAAGTCAGATAGGCAGTTGTTTTGTGGATGGCTACTCAATTATAGTCTGGAGACCTAAAAATGCCTAAAAATATTTATTCAAAAAAAGATAAATCATTGCTTTTAATGACAATCAATAAATTTTCTGATATAAACAAACAACGAACAGATTTATGTCCGGAAGAGCAATTTTTACAAATTTCTTCTAAAAAGATTCAAAAAGGCATAAAATTTACCCCACATAAGCATAATCCAATTAATAGAAAAACCACAATAACGCAGGAAGCCTGGATTGTTTTACAAGGAAAAATTAGAGCAACATTCTACGACATAGATGATCGTATTATAGAAGAAGCTGATTTAAGTCCTGGCGATTGTGCAATAGTTTACTATGCTGGTCATGGTTTTGAAGTTCTAGAGGACGATACTATTATTTATGAATTAAAAAGTGGTCCTTACTTTGGCGTTGAGAAAGATAAAACGCCCATTATCAATAGCGAGAAAAACAAATGAAAAATAGAAAAAAAAGAGCATTAATTACTGGAATTGGAGGTCAAGACGGAAGTTATTTATCGGAATTTCTTTTAGAAAATGATTATGAAGTTCATGGTGTTATTCGACGGCACTCAGTAGCCGAGAATCAAGATAGCAGAATTTTTCACGTTAATGATCAAATTAAAAGCTATTATGGCGATTTATTAGATTATCCCTCTCTTCACAGAATAATTTCTGAGGTTCAGCCAGATGAAATTTACAATTTAGCTGCAATGAGTCATGTTAGGATTAGTTTTGATATTCCATCCTTTACAATTCAAACAAACGCTTTAGGTGTTTTAAACTTGTTAGAAATTTATAAAAATGTGGTACCAAAAGCAAAATTTTATCAAGCGAGTTCATCAGAGATGTTTGGCAATAGTGTTGATGAGGATGGTGTACAAAGATTAACAACTCCAATGAACCCAGTTAGTCCTTATGGCTGTGCCAAATTGCTAGCATATAACTTAGTAAGGCACTATAGAAATGCTTATGGGCTACATGCTTGTAATGGAATTTTGTTTAATCACGAATCCCCGCGCAGGGGCTCCAACTTTGTTACCAACAAGGTTGTAAAGTCTGCCGTAGAGATTTATCAGGGAAAGAGAGATAAATTAGAATTAGGTAATCTAGATTCTTATCGTGATTGGGGTCATTCCAAAGACTATGTTCGTGCAATGCATATGATCTTAAATCATGACACTCCAGAAGAGTTTATTGTCTCAACAGGACAAACACACTCTGTTAGAGACTTGTGTGAGATTGTTTTTAGCAAACTCGGAATGGATTATAAAGATTATGTCGTTCAGAATCCAAAGTATATGCGACCTGAAGAACTTAAATACCTTAAGGGAGATAGCTCAAAAGCTCGCGAGGTACTTGGTTGGACACCAGAGTACACTTTTGAGACAATGTTGGAAGAAATGATAAACAAGTGGTTTAATAAAATTAATTAATAAGAGAAATAAACAAGGAGAAAAAATGAAATTATCAGATCAAGCATTAGGAGCCGTAATGATGGCTCTACAAAAATCATTACTAGAACAAACAGACATTGTACCAGTTCTTAAGGGTTTTGACTTTGTTTTAGATGGCGAAGAGCTATCAGTGACTAATCCACCAACCTTTAAGGTTGAAGAGCCGCAAACAGAGTTTGTTTATGAATAAGATAATTAAAAAGCCGTGGGGACATGAAGAAATCATAGTTCATACTGACAAATATGTTATGAAAAAACTGTGGATCAATGAAGGGCAACGACTTTCAAGGCAGTTTCATGTTAAGAAGGATGAGACTGTGTTTGTTTCAAAGGGAACATTGCTTTTAGATCTATCAACAAATGACTTAGAAAGCAACATTATGAGACTTGAAGAGGGGCAGTCATGGAGAATTGTTCCAAATACCATCCACAGATTCACAGCCCCTGATGATCAGCCAGTAGAGCTTTTTGAAGTTTCTACTCCAGAATTAGATGATGTTGTAAGACTATCTGATGATTACGGGAGATCAGGTGCCTAAATACAAATTCAACTGCGATTATTGTCACAAACAATGGTGGGAATGGATGAGCATTAAAGATCCACCCCCAACAGAATGTCCTCATTGTGAACAGGGAAAGCCCTACAAAGTTCCCACAAACTTTGTTACAAAAAGAAAACAAAAAGAAGAAAAAAAGTCTGCTAAAGAAAATGTGATTGACCACATCGAAGAGAACAGAAAAATCTTAAAGCAGATGAAAGCCGAGGCAACCAAATGATCGTTACACTAACAATAGCTACAATTACCCTCTCAATCGCTCTAGGATTGGCTGTGTGGTACATTAGAGGACTATTGATGGTACTACACCAAATGACAGCAGATGTCCAACAGATGGAAGATAAGATGGTTGAATTCTCAAAGCACCTAAACAACGTTTATGAGATGGAAATGTTCTACGGGGATGAAACTCTGGGGCAGCTTATCCGCCACTCTAAAGAAGTGGTTGACAGCATTGGCGAGTTTACAAATTTATTTGAGGTAGATAATGACACAGCCAACTAAGAAGAAGAGGCGTAAGAGAACTAAAAGGCTCTATTTTACAAAAGTTCACGAAGAAGCCATCATTCAATACACCCTCACAAGAGACCGCTTCGAAAAAGACCGACTTTATGGAACTCTCATTCAGCCAGCGTTTAGTGAACTGGTAGACAAGATTATCTACACCTACAAGTTTAATAGCCTTCCAAACATAGAAGTTTTAGCCGACGAATGTAAGATTTGGCTAACCACAATCTTAGACAAGTTCGACCCCGAGAAGGGGCACAAAGCCTTCTCTTATTTTAGTGTGATCACAAAGAATTGGTTTATTCAGAAAGTCAAGAAGAACACTAAAAGGTTACAAAGAGAGGTGAGGTGCGATGATGTTTACCACGAAGTGGAAAATGAGCAGTTTGTAACCAAAAATCACTATGAAGACGACAGAGCCCAAAGGGAGTTTTGGGCTGCTCTGACCAGCGAAATTGATGGCTGGAAGCAGATGCCGCTAAAGGAAAACGAACAAAAAACCATTTTAGCCATCGAAGATTTGATGAACAGCATCGAAGACATTGAAATTTTTAATAAAAAAGCTATTTATCTATACCTACGAGAGATTAGTGGTTTAAATACTAAGCAACTTGTAGCGAGCTTGAGCAACATTAAGAAAAGGTATCGAGAGTTCAAGCATGATTGGGTAAATGGTGAGCCGAGATGATTAATCCAGATGAGTTGGCAGAGCAGGCAATAAAAAACATCAAAGAAGATAGAAATCAGGCCGATTACCTTGTAACTCAAATTTTATCAGACATCCAGGCAGGCAAAACAAACCATCAAAGCGCTGGGCCGGTCTTATCTAAGCACTTAGAAACAATGCAGCGAGCCAATGAACAATTAGTCAAGCTCGCTGCCCTATTCAAAAAAACAGAAACCAATCATTTTACTGGGTTTTCCGATTCCGAAAGAGATAAGTTGTTTGAAGAAATCAATAGAAAAGAAGAAGAGGAACCTAGTGAGTAATGTCTGCAAAAACTAATTCCGCTCTAAATAAAAAGACAAGAGTCGATAAAGCGGCTTTCCTTAAAGATGTAGCTAACCAAGTTGACGCCAATATCAATGATGTTCTTATTGAGTTGGCTAGAGAGCAGCTAAAAACTAATGTTAATGCCGGTAAAGACACTTTCTTGGCTGTGGTCACAAAAGTTGTAGAGGGGCACTTATCTGATCCTTTTCTAAACGTTGGCTATGAAGTAGATAGGACAGACGGAACAACCAATGAGCCACAAAAAGACCATAAAATAGTTCTTTTGCACATCCCTTCTTTACACACATTTTACACTGAGTTTGAAGAACAAAGTAGGGAAAACAAAGAAGCCATCCTCAGCACTGACATTTATAAGATAGCTTGTGTAACAAATCAAAATTTAAAACCACAAGAGATTGTTAGTGTTAGATTTGAAAACATAAAAAATTTAACTGGTCCAACAATAACTAAGTTAAAAGGAGATCAAAGAAAGACTCTAATTGGCGATGTTAAAAAGTTTTTAAAAGCTAGTGAGGTAATGAAAAACCAAAATGCTTGCAAGTTACAAGCGATTGATGACGCCCAAGGCTATGCCATTTCAGCAAGAACCTTTTTAAATCCAAGTAACCCTACTGTTGGTTATGATGGCTTTTATAGGGCAATGACAGACACAGCAAAAAAAGATGAAGTTTTAAAACAAATTGTAAGAAATAAAACATCAACCGAGCTAAGCACACTGGGACTAAGTGCCAATCTTTCTTCAAAGGAGGCTTTGGCAGAATTGAATAGTAATCCAGACTATAATTTTTCTATTGAAATACAAACATCAACAACTGTTTCTCTTTATCTTAATCAAGTTGGAGCCTCAACTTATGGGCAAAATTTAATTACACTAAGCGCTTCAACAGACTTGGACAATCCGCTGACAAGAGAAGTAAGAATTATTATTGATTCAAAGAATTCAAAACTTAGATCTTTTATTGCAGAATTTTTAAAAGGTGTTGTAGTTAATGAGCTTAACTATGGTTGGAGCACTGAAAAAACTGAAGACACTAAACAGTTTTACAAAGCGGACATTTTTGGAAAGCCGGGAATTGATGACAGGTTTGCAAATAGCAAAAAAGGCGACACGGCTCTTGCAATAGAATATTCAACAAAAATGCTCAATAAATCAAGAATTTCTGTTGGAGAGCCAACTAAGATTGCAGCCAATGCCCCATTAAAAAGTCAAAAGACGCCGGCTACAAACACACAACAAGCCACAAATCAGCAAACACCGACAGCACAACCAAAGCAGGACATTCCAAATTGTGAAGACGCCACCGCGCTAAATGATAACATTTACATAAATGTGGAGAAACAAACAAACTCAACTTCATTTTTTGAAGATAATAAGAAGTTTAAAAAGGCTCTTGATCTGCTCGCCGCCGACAAGGCACCCGCCACTTTAAAGAATTGGAACTTTCCCCTCGGTCGAGGCGCCGCCAAAGCAACCCGAATAGACGTTATTAATAACTTTAAAGCAACAACGACGCCAAAGAGAGGGCTATTCCCCGGCTTTTCATACACAAAAAACCAAGAAGTTATTTCTGGATTTTCTGAAAGTTTTAAACAAAGTAAGGACGCGCTTAACCGACGCGAAAGAAGAAAAAAATTAAAAAACGCAAAAGAAACAGGGACAAATTTTAACAAAATTCAAGAAAACATTACGCAATTGGTTCGTTTTGTCAATGAGCTTGCAAAATTGGTGGCAACAAATGAGGGAATCCCGCTAGAAAGGGTCTTTGTTATTCCAATTAGCACGTTTAGGCAATTTAAAAAAACTGGCTCAAAGGACGGACAAGACGATAATAGCCGTCACTATTTTGGTAGGGCAATTGATTTTACAATCTACATAAATCCAGATAGCAAAATTGATCTAGAATCTAAGGAGATGCCACTAAAAGGAACTTATGAAATTCCAAATAACATTGTCTACCTTTACGTTCTTAAATTGTTAAAATTTCAAAAAGACAAATTTGGAACTTGTGGGCTAGCTCTTTTAAGGCGTGGCACTAAAAGAAAATCTGGCTATGTTCATTATGAATATATGAGAGAAACTAGCTCTGAAAATGTAGGGCTTCTTCTAAATAGAAGGTGGGTTTCTAAGCCATTAAACAAAAAAGACAAAAGTGTCTATGGCAAAGCCTTTGGTCAGCCAGATACAAGCAAGGATGAGATTATTAAAAGCGAAACAGTGAGAGAGATAAAAGCGAAATTAGGCTTTTTACCAGAAAAAATAGAATTTTTATTAGGATAGTTATTTATAATGTCAACAACTTCTTCAAATCCAAATAGTGAACCAAGCTCTAAGCAAACAGATGCCACTAGAGCTAGATTAAAACAAGCAAAAAAACAAAAGGATGGCGCAGCAGCTAACGAAAACTCGTATCCTAAACCCAAGCTTGTGCTTGATGGAGACTTTGAATTAGTTGGAAAACATCCAAATAAAGCAGCTTACATAATCATGGGCAACAATAAAAAGTACGCCAAACCAGAATTGAACATAACTGTGGGTGTTGGTGGACCATTTAAAGCAGAGGTTGACCCAAAAACTAAAAAGCCCGTCACATATCGTTATCCAAGCCAGCTTGATGCAGCTTCAATTGTAATGTCCGAAGCAACAGACGACACTGGAATCGTCTCTTTAAAAGGTAGTCCAAACTCTAGAGCAGCCATTAGAGCCACAGCGGACACAGTTAAAATTTATGGTAGAGAGATAGTTGAAATTGGAGCAGGAGGCTCTCAGTATATACACGGCACCGGCACAAAAAACAAAGCTGGTCGCCCAGGGCAAGTTCATATTGTCGCTGGCAATAGAAATGAGCCGGGGCAATTTGAACTACAACCTATGGTAAAAGGCGATAATTTAAAAGAATATTTGGATCAAATTTGCGAGAGCATTTCAAATGTAAATTCAAATCAACAAAAAATAATTCAGTTAGTTATTAAAATGCAGGCAATTTTTACTGCCATGGGGACTGCGTTAGCTGCAATTCCTCCAACTACTGGTGTTGGCAGCACCATCTTGTCATTAATAGCACCGGAGATTCCAAATGCAGTTATGGCACTAACAAACAATTTATCTTCAGGGGTGAATGTTGATATGAAAAAATTCAATTTTACCAAGCCCTATTCTGCCAAACCAATTTTAAGCAAGTACAACAAGGTTAACTAACATGTCGTTTGATAATAAAAAAGTTTATGAAATAGCTAAAAAATATGTCAAAAATGAATTAGGTAGTTTTGATTTATTTGTCTCGTCCGGCGACATTACGGGTGGTAACACTGTTAATGAAAATAACTTTGCCCTAGCATGTTTAAGGTTGCTGTTTGGAGGTTCAGAAACTTCTATCGATCCAGTTAACAATGAAAAGGAATTTGCTCAAACTGTTAAAAAACTTAAACTTAACGAGCTAGGCGGAAAAGATTTGGGTTTTGGAACAGGAAATGCAAACAATTTAATTTATAGGCTTTTCATAGCACACATTGACAAATATCTTAAAAGCTTTCCGCAGGGAGTAACGCCAGCGCAAGCAAAATTAGAGGAGCGACAAAAAAGTAAAACTAAAATTGACTTTATGAAAAGAGCCTACAAAAATGAATTCTTTTTTGAAGATTTGGCTGTTGATAGATTAAACGAGCCAGAAGTTTATGAAGTTGTAACAAAACAGGCGTTTTATAATTGGCATTATGAAAATTTTGTTAAATTTTTTAAGTATGATTCTGTAATAAAACAAAAATCTGATTTAAATTTATCTAAGTGGCAAGATTCAAACCCCGGCGAAAATGTAACTTTTTTTGTAGACCAGAGCGGAGGACCTTTTAATAGCGGTGTGCCCACGGTTTGTTGTGTTATTCAAGAAGAGGTTGTTGAGCCAGATAAAATTTTTGATAATAAGGATGCTTACATAAAAAAATGTTTTGATAAAATTTTTCCCATTTTTGGAAAGAAGAAATACAGTGATTTATTATCAGCCGGAGTAAAAAAAGACTTTTTAGAGGGACTTATTTTATCAAAAGTTATTGATCATACAAAATTAGCAGAAAACTATTTGTCATTTAGTTTTGTTAAAGCCAATAACAACCCAAATTCTAATTTGTATAAAATTTGCGTTGGTGCAGATTATGCGAACTTAATTTTTGGCATCTCTGGTGACTTAAAGTTACCTGAAAAAAGTTATAAGCAGATGTCACAAGTAAAACAATTTATTGCCAATAAAAAAACAAGTAGACGGATTATTAAATCAATCCCTGAAGACAAAAAACAGACTACCGACATTTGGAAAGAATCTTCAACAAAATTATCTAACATTTTAAACAAAAAAAATGATGCGATTCAAAAAGGTCCAGCACTATTTTTTGATTTGAAAGGCGGCAAGGAAGTTTTAGATGTCATAAAAGAAAATTTAGAAAAGTACGAATTAGTAGATCAGGACGCTTCAACAGAAATTTTTAAAGCACAGTACTCTCCTAGTGGTGCAGATTTCTCACAGACAATAACAGGCATATACAGCGAACTTCTGTTTGATAGATTTTTATCAAATAGGCTCTATTTTTTAGAATTAATCTCTGAGCCATATTATCGAGAGAAAGTTTTTGAGGACGTTGTTTTTTATTACAGTCATCCAGAGCTACGACTTTTAGCTGTTGGAGCAAAGAAGAAACCATCAAAAGAAATCGAGCCAGACAACATAGAAATCAAAATTCAAAAAAATAATGTTCCCTTTGAATTTTCAGATGTGGTAAACAATAAGTCACAAAATCTTTATATTCCAGAAATTAACAATGCATACTCTGTTATTCCAACGGTGCAAATAAATAATGACAACAAGGGAAAGCTGGGTAGCGGTCTTAGCGGCGAAATTATTTTTACAACAGAGTTTTTAATTGATGACATTTTAAAAAGTGGTGACAAAGCGACGGAAGAGCTAGTTGACAGTGAAACAAAAAGATTTAAGGATGAGTTGTTTGACGTAGTGTCTTTTAAAGAAATGCAGGACGCTTTACCAGCACTAAACAACTCTTTTGCCAATGTCTTATTGACGACCGGCAATGGATTCTTTTTGCTTTCTAAAGAACAGATTTTAGCGTCCGAAAAAGAAGGCGGTGTCATTACTTTCTTAAAAGACTCTCTAAGCACTGGTGTTGATTTCTTTACTTCAAACAACACATTTAAGGATGAAGACGTTATTAGTTTGGATAACATTAGTGCCTACATGCAGCGCTATCACTTTCCCCCGCTCTTGATTAAGCCAACTGTCCCAAAACAAAAGTCTGCAACTGTTGAAGACCAAGATGCAGGATTGATAAAGCCACGAGAACCAAACAGTCTAGGCGCTCCAAAAGAGAAAAAAGAAAAGGTTTATGATCTTGATTCTTATAACTCTTGGTATAAAAACGCTGGGCTACAAATAACTGTTAAAATGGCACAAGTAAGCGAACTTGGATGTCTAGAGGACCTTGGAAAGATAATAAGTCAGGGAACACTAGATCAAGTTTTTGAGTTTCTATTGACTAAATTTCCATGGGATGAGCTTGTTTTAAAGTCTATTTTGGCTGACTTAAAAAGCAAACAAAACCTACTAGACCCTGAAACCAACGCTGCTATGTTAGATCAGATAAACGAATGTTTTGACAATGCAGATAAGTTAATGGCAGAGTTTGCTAGATTTTTAGATCTTTTACAGAATTTTGACAACATTCTTAAAGCACAAATCCCACAAGTTCCATCGATTCCAGAATTACCTTACTTATATGTTTTAGATTTTCAAGCATTCTTTAGAAAGTTTATTCAAGAAAAACTTGAAGATCTTATTAAAAGCTTGATTGGTGAAATAGTTGCTCTGATGCTGAAAGAGATTTTGGGCGATTGTTCGATAGACACAGACTTGGAAAGATTGTTTAACGAGAAATTGAAGGGTGATGAAAACAAAACAGACACTGGGGCAGACATAGCTGCTGATGATCAGGGTGGACTTGCTGGCTCGACAAGCAGTGGCGCTCCAAATGACTTAAACAACTCGTCTATTGACCTAGTAAACATTTTAAGAGCCAGCAGAATTGAAAACTTAGATAATATTTTTAATGGGGTCTATGATTTGTTCCCTGTGCTTAGAACAATAGTTCCAAAAGGAGTTGACAAAACAGTGTTCATCCAGAACTATCTAAGCGCATTATCAGATTCAATGTCTGCTATTGACACTAAGAGTCTTTTAACTGGTGTTGCAGAACCATTCCAATATGATCTTGTAAAAGATTTTACAAACAACTATGGAGAAAACAGTTTAAAGGCTGTATTTCTAACTCAAAGAAACATTGCATTGCTTTTTAAATATTTAAGAAGATTTATTAATTTAATTTTAATTAATCAGCAAATTGTAAACGCTTCTGTCATAATTCCAGACCCTTGTTTTGTCAATTTTGGTAAATTTAGTGATCAGGACTTACAGATTCTAAAAGATTCATTGGGGCCAGAAGTCACTCAGGAGATTATAAACACTGAAATTAACGGACTTACAGATTTGATATCAGGCGCCTGTGATAAAATTGCAAAAGCACTAAATGGTTTTAGTGATGTAAACAGTAGCATTGAGGGAAGTTTTATTTCAGATAGTTCTAAAAAGGCATTAAATCAAGCCGTAGACTCATCAATAGACGGAATTGTCTCTTATCAGAACCGTTCAAAAGCGGCAATTAAAAAGAATGCAGTTGGATTAGTAGAGATTTACTCTTATCTTTATCAGGGGAACGGTGAAAAGGAAAGATTTTCAGTTGACCCTCTTAGCACTGCTGGGCTTAAATTGAAAGAATCAACGTTAAAAACGGCTGTTGATAAACAGTACGCTGTCCAGCTTACGCTTTCCAATAAAGAAGTTTTTCCTAAAGTTAAAGATTTTTATGTTAATAGTATCGGACTTAACTCCTCTGCTGGTAAAAATAAAAACTTTTTAAATAAGCAATTTTCTATTAGTGACGCAAAAGCCCCGTCAGAGGTTCAAGACTTTTTTAAATTTTTAGCGCTATCAACGTTTTTAGTGGGTGGGCAAGAACAATTGAGTTTAAAAAATATAGTTAATTTACTAAGTAGCCTTCAGTCAATCCAAGTTTTGTTTGATGAAGCTGACAAGGCTTTTAGTAATCCAAAAGACTTAAAAGAAAAATACAAGCAGACATTTGATGACGTTGTTGCAGAGGGTGGAAAAAACACAAATGCTTTTATAGCAAACCTTAAAAAGATGAAACAAATAATTAATAATCAAACTATAGAAAGTGGGGGCGAATAATGCTTGGTTTTGATGCTTACAATAAAACAATGTTTTCGGCTATAGTTCAACAAAGAATTGAATTATTTTTAGCAAAGAGAATAGTCATTAATTTACCCTTAGTTATAAAAGCAAAAGTTGATAATGACACAATCTTTCTAAGCGAATTCACAAAAACGCTCTATCCTATTTTTAAAAATCAACTTAAGGAAAAAAATCTTTATTTTCATTACGCACTGGCTTCAATTTTTATTGAAGACCCAGATTACAATTTTATTATCTCAAATGATCAGGACACAATTCAGAAAGCTGAAACAACACTAGAAGAATATTTTAATAAAATTGCAAAAGACGTAATTTTGCAACAAAATTCTAGCTTAGTCAGCCCAGAAACAGAAAAAAAGAATTTGTTTTCTTTTCTTTTATCAACAACAGAAAATCATAGATTTATTCCCAGTTTTACCCCAGAGGGTGAAAAACAAATTAGAAAGTGGACCGAGGTCGGCGCTGACCTTTTACAAATTAAGGAATCGAAAAGAATCCCTCCTGTTATCGCAAAAGCTTTGGGAGATAAAGCTTATCAACAATCTTTAGACGACGCGCTACGTTTTAGCCAGCCAATAAGTAAAATAAATTCGCCTTTTTACATAGAGTATTTTTATAGACCGGCAGACTATGCCAAGGTGCGTAACGATCTTGCCCTTCAGGCGATTGGTGTTTATTCGAAGGAAGCCAAAGAAGCCGAACTTTCCACTCTTGCAACTTTGAAGTATGGTGGCTATCTTGATGCAAGATTAAGCGACTATAAAAACAAGCTAAATCGAGGTGTCAGATTGATGTTCAACATTGGTGCAACGATTCAACAAGACATCGAAGTTGATGCGAATACCGCTTCTACTGTATATTATCATCCAATTAGACCAACCAAATTTACACCATTGACTGGCTTCACTGGCTTTGATAAAACTTTTGAAGAAGACGCAGAAAGCCTAGCTGTCCCGTTTCTAGCGAAATACGACATCATTAGCGGAAGCAATAATGATGGAAGCTTTCTTAATGGGATTGTTATCAAAATGGCAGCAGTTGAATCTTCCAATAGAAATAAACTTAAGGCAGATAAAGCAAACAGACCAGATGCTGATGAGAAACTTAATCAAAATAATATCTTTTCATTAAAAAATGATTTATACCTCACTTGTCCCAGCACAGAAAACAAAAAAACAGGTAAGGGAAAGTCTGTTTATGATGTTAACAAAAATTACTACTCAGCGTACAAAGACCTCTATAAAAATGTAAATCTAGAGGGGATAAGAGCCAATAAAAATTTAATTTCGTTTGAAAAAGAAATTATAACTTATTTTAAAAATCAAGACGGAGAAGGGGCCACCGAAGAATGGATTAATTGCTATTTTCCAATAATAATTGCAGAATATGTTGATGAGGACACCGAGATAGGCGCTTTTGAAGTTAAACTCCCCGCCGCCACCGGACAAATGCCAGATTTGTTAATAGAATCTAAAAACTTTGAACCACTTTATAAAAAAATGTTAGAAGAAGAGATGGGTCAAATAAAATTCTTAAATGAATATATCAATAAACAGGAAACAGCAAAAAAACTTTTTGGAGAAGATGTGGTTAATATTCAAAACATTGTTGAAGCAAACGAAAAAAACATTAAAATATTTGAATCATTTCAAAAAGAAAACGATGCTCAAGAGGCGCTGTTTAACTCGCTACCCGAAGTTGTACAAGATATTTTGTTTCCAGGCGGGTTTAAAGCACCAAAGCCCCAGTTTGTAAAAGTTGGACAATTTGCAAATGACCTTGATAAAACTTTGTTCAACCTAATTACTTTTGACGAGGAAAAATAATGGCAACAGGGATTTCAGTTAAGCTTCCATTACGAGTAACCAAAAATGATGGCCCTTATGGGCTAACTAAAGATTTGGTTAGCACCGTAAAGCAAAACTTTAAAAACTTAGTTTTAACAACTCCCGGCGAGAGAGTTATGGATGTAAACTTTGGTGTTGGAATTTACGGAATGCTTTTTGAAAATTACAATTCTGATGTGCAGCTAAAAATTAGAGAAAGAATAGTTTCACAGACAGCAGAATATATGCCATTTATCACTATTCGATCAATAAATTTTAATGACACCGAGATAGATAGTAACAAGATTCTTGTTGCAGTAAACTATTATGTTTCACCCCTAAATTTTGAAGATGAGATAGTTTTAAATCTTAGTGGAGGGACGAATTAATGCCAACAGTTAAGCCACCAATTTCATATACAAGTAGAGACTTTACTTCTATTAAAGATGATTTAATAAACTACGCCAAGATTTACTACCCAAACACCTACAAAGATTTTAACGAGGCTTCTTTCGGCGCAATGATGATAGACATGATTGCTTATGTTGGTGACATTTTATCTTTTATGTTGATTATCAAACAAATGAAACACTAATAGACACAGCAATTGAAGAAGGCAGCATTGTTAAAATTGCAAAACAGCTTGGCTACAAGTTTAACAGCACACCAGTTTCTACTGGACAAGCAGCCTTCTATGTTTCAGTCCCGGCAAATAGTAGCAACTCTGGACCAGACACAGACTTGATCCCAATCTTAAAAGCTGGCACTCTTGTTTCTTCTGATTCGGGGGCAGTTTACACACTTACAACAGATGTAGATTTTGCAAATGCCAACACAGAAATTAAGGTCGCAACCGTTAACGACAGCGGAACTCCACAAACCTATGCCTTCAAGGCTTATGGAACTATTGTTTCTGGTGAGGAATCCCAAGAACAAATAGATGTTGGAAGCTTTGAAAGATTCTTAAAAATTAAGCTAGGAGAAAAGAACATTAGTGACATAGTGAGTGTTACTGATTCTGACGGTAACGAATACTATGAAGTGGATTACTTATCACAAAACACAGTGTTTAGGGCAATAAGAAACATTAGTGAGAACGATGAAACAGTTCCCTACATTCTGAGAAGCATGTATGTCCCGCGCAGATTTGTAACAGAGCACACGCTAGACAATGACACCTTCCTTCAGTTTGGTTTCGGCTCAGAGACAGAGATTGAGAATAAGTCTTTCCCTGACCCAACTGCTGCAACTTTGCAGCTAAATGGTAGAAACTTTTTCTCTGATAGTAGCTTTGACCCGTCCCAAATCTTAAAAACTGAAAAGTTAGGAATAGTGCCAGTCAACACAACTTTGACCATTTCTTATAGAAAGAACACTATTGAAGACGTTAATGCCGCCGTTGGCGCCGTTAATACTGTTGTAAATTCAAAAATAGAATTTAGAAAAAGCTCTACCGCAAATTCAAATGCGCTACAACAGATTTCAGCCTTTGAAGTTGAAAATGAGGAACCTATTGTTGGCAGCGTTTCTCTTCCAACAGCGGAGGAAATTAGAATTCGTGCAATTGACAACTATGCAGCCCAAAACAGAGCAGTAACTAAACAAGATTACATCAGCTTGATTTATAGAATGCCAGCTAATTTTGGTTCTATAAAAAGGGCAAACATAGTTCAAGACACTAATAGCTCAAAAAGAAATTTGAATTTGTATGTTATTTCTGAGAATGCAGATGGTGATTTAATTACAGCTTCAACAACTTTAAAACAAAATTTGAAAAACTGGTTAAACGAATACAAAATGATTAACGACACCGTTGACATTTTAGATGCTAAAATTGTAAACATAGGGATTAATTTTGAGATTATTGGAGAGCTAGAAAAAGACTTTACTCTTGTTTTAAATGATTGCATCGATGCTTTAAAGCAAAAATATCAAACTAAATTTAACTTAGGCGAACCATTTTACATTTCAGACGTTTTTAGAACTTTAAATGATGTTGATGGTGTAGTTGACACATCTAGTGTTCAAATTGTTAGAAAATCAGGCACTGGTTATAGTTCATATCAATTTAGTGTAGATCAGAACACCTCTAGAGACGGAAGACTAATTAGAGTACCTGAAAATGTTATTTTAGAAATTAAGAACATGGACGCCGACATTGTTGGGGTGATTAGATAATGGCGATTAAGAGATTCTTTGCTACTAAAGACAACACAATAACCAATGCCTTCAAGGATGGCTTAACAACTCGCGGAACCGGCTCAAACATGGGCGCTGCTGACATAATGGAAGTATTCAGCATCTATGGTCAGACTACTTCTACATCAAGTGAGCTTTCAAGAGCTTTGGTAGAATTTGACATTGCCGCATTGTCTGCATCAAGGGACAACGGTAACATTCCAGCTTCAGGATCAGTTGATTTTTATCTTCGCATGTATGATGCCGAGCATGTTGAATCAACCCCAAGAGACTTTACACTTACGATTGCGGCAGTTTCGCAATCTTGGGCTGAAGGAACCGGCCTAGATACAGTAAACTATACTGACCTTGGCGCATCAAATTGGGTAAAAGCGGATTCATCAACCAACTGGACGGCCCAAGGTGGTGATTTTTTAACTGGTTCGGGCGACAGTCTTATGTTTACATCGAAAACTTTTGATGCAGGGACGGAAGACCTATCGGTAGATGTCACTTCAATCGTTGAAGAGTGGCTAATTGGAACCACTGGCAGTTATGGCTTTGGCGTATTCTTAACCTCATCACAAGAAGAAGCAACTCAGTCATACTATACGAAGAAGTTTTTTGCCAGGGGAAGTGAGTATTTTCATCGTAGGCCAGTCCTAGAGGCTCGCTGGAACGACGTTGTTGCTGATGATAGCTCTAACTTCTACCTAAGCAGTTCAAGGGCTCCAGTAGCCGATAACCTCAACACAATCTACATCTACAACTATGTGAGAGGTCAATTAGTCAACATCCCCAGTATCGGCACGGGGAACATCTACCTCAGCGTTTACTCAGGCTCAACAGGCCCCACAGGGGCCGCTCTAAGCCTCCCTGTTGGCGGTGGAGTGGCTTCGGCAGGTGATACTGCGGTTACGGGCGGCTATGTCTCTACAGGCGTATACAGCGCGAGTTTTGCTTATACGTCGTCTTCCATAACTTCAATTTATCCCGTTTGGCACAACAACAGTGGAACGGAGTACTTTAGTGGCTCTGCCATTACTGTAAAATCCCAAGAAGATGCTTCAACTTACCCAATTAAAGATTGGGTTATTAACATCACCAATCTTAAAACAACTTATTCAACAGACGAGGTTGCTAGATTTAGGCTTTATGTCCGTCCAAAAAATTGGAATCCCAACCTTTACACTGTTGCTCAAACTCAAATTGAAACAACTCCAATTGATAAAGCTTACTACAAATTGAATAGAGTTGTTGATAATTTTGAAGTTATTTCTTATGGAACAGGAAGCGGAAATGAAGCTTACACCCAACTATCTTATGATGCCTCTGGTAATTATTTTGATTTAGATATGAGTATGCTACAAAGTGGGTACAATTATCAGTTAACATTCCTATTTAATCTAGTAGGTGATTACCAGGAACAGAGAGCTAAATTTAAGTTTAGGGTAAGTGATGGCGATTAAAGATCTATTTTCAAAACAAAAAGCTCAAGAAGTAAAACTAAGAGGGGCTAACCAGAAAAGCTTAGACGAGTTTCGTCAAGATGTAGAGTCTGGTGAAGAGATCAGACAAATAAGAATTGAAGATTCTTTAGTTGTCCCAGATTTGGATTATGCTAGCGCCTCCAACTTTGTAAAATATGGGTCTGCCAAAAAATACTATGCAGACTCTATTAAAAGAATTTACAACCAATATCCTTACGACGGCTCATCAGCAGAAAAAATTGCTTTCAGAAATGAGATAACTCAGTTAGAGAGATACATTCTAGATAATGAATACCCAAGATCAACTGGCTTTGCTGAATTTGGCAAAGCCGGATGGGGTTCTTATGATGGAGACAGCTCAGTTGGATTTTCCAAAACTACTCTGCCAGAATACATTACTGCCTATGGTTATAAGGCAAATCAGGTTTGGGATGCCGACTCAAAACAACAACAAAGCTTTCGACTAGATTTTACTCAAGGAGTGACTGTAGAATTCTGGATGAAGAAAAATGGCTTTGTTGCCCCATCTTCGCCAACTAATACAGCAGAAGCAATTATAGACATTAGAGATCCATCTTTAGCTTCTTCAAGCTTTAGTGTGTTTGTCAATGGAACTACAACATCTACAATTTATACTGCGCTTAATACCCCAACTGCAAATTCTACATTCTTCATGTTCTTTGATACGGGATTAGCTACTATTGCCGATTCAGAATGGCACCATTACGCCATTTCTTACCATGTGTCTGGAACAAAGTATTATGCTGATTTGTATGTTGATGGAGAATACGCTGATAGTGATAACGATGGTACTACAATTGTAGCCCTTACAGGCTCTTTAAAGGCAACCATCGGCGCACTCGGCGGAGATTATTACAACGAAGACTCAAATATTCCAGCAGGATACGGAAAACTTTCTGGTTCATTGGATGAAATAAGATTCTGGCAAGAAACTAGAAACGCCCAGCAAATAGGTAGAAACTACTTTACAGTTATAAATGGTGGTGGCAACACAGATAGTTCAAAAGTTAATGAAGACAACACTTTAAAATTATCAGCTTATTATAAATTTAATGAAGGCATCACCGGAAATGCCACTACCGATGCTGTAGTTTTAGATTACTCAGGTCGTTTGGTTAATGGTGCTTGGACTGGCTATTCTTCTAACAGTCGCGATACTGGTTCTGCTATCACGCAAGCAGCCGTTGGCACAGAGCTTGGCGACCCAATAATTTATGCGACACACCCAGAAGTAATAACTTTATCAACCAACCTTGAAGCTTCTGGCACACAGCACGATGCTGGCAATGTCGGCAGCTTACAGAATTCTATTCCAATGTGGATGCTGGACGAGGACCAGTTTCAAGGTGGAGAATTAAAAAATCTATTACAAATTATGGGTAGCTATCTTGACAGTCTGCACCTCCAAATTACTCAAATTCCAAAATTTCATGAAGCAGAGTATCAGGATAACAATAATGTTGCCGCAAACCCTCACAACAGAAGATTATTAACTTCTTTAGGCTTTGATGTCCCAGAATTATTTATCGATAGCGATGTTTTAGAAACAATCTCCAATCAAGACGATAAAAGAAAGTTTGAAGACAAATTAAATGAAATAAAAAATCTCATTTACAAAAATGTTTATAACAATTTAAATTACATTAATAAATCAAAAGGAACCGTAAAAGCAATTAGAAACTTGCTAAGATGCTATGGAATTGACGATGATTTATTTAACTTTAATGTTTACGCAAATAATGTTGAATATGTTTTACAAGACGATTCTAAAAATTCATCTGTAAAATTTGATTCATTAGACTTGACTCCGTTTGCTGACGCACAAAATTCTGAAGGTGTAATCTTTAACTTTTCTGAATCTGGCAATTCAAATTCGGCACCCTACATCTCAGGGTCAACAGATGATTATGTTGCGTTTACAGTAGAAGCAAACACAATTTTTCCAAAGACACCTTCAACTTATCAAGATTCGGTCAATCTAACTGACCCCGCTATTGTTACAGCTTCAGTTTTCGGCGTTAGAGAGGCAAACTTTACGGACCAAACAACCGTAATAGCCCCTGACGCCGCCGACATTAGCGTCAGAGTCGTTAAAAATGATAACACGGCTAAGTTCCAACTAAGTTCATCAATGGGCGTCCTGCTTGAATCTGATAGGTTTTACGATGTTTATGATAACTCAAGATGGAGTCTGTCTACAAGAATCAAATATGAGTTAGAGCCTTTTACCGATTTTGCAGGAGCAGGTTATAAACTAGAATTTAATGGCTACAACTACCAACAAGACGTTTTACAAAACTCATTCGCTTTAACTGCTAGTTTGTCTGCCGTAGATGGTGCGGCTTTTATTGCAGCAGATAAAAGAGTTTATGCCGGCGCCGAAAAAACAAACATTACTGGCGCTTTAACTCATAGAGCGAACATGAAACTCTTGAGCGTGTTAGCTTGGGCAGATTATCTTGAGGATGACGAATTAAAATCACACGCAAAAGATGTTACTTCGTTTGGTAGAAAAGAACCTTACGATAACACGTTTACTTTCAGCCCTTCATTTGACAGCATCTTTATTCCAAAGTTTGATACTTTGGCTATGAATCTTGCTTTTAATCAAGTAACCTCATCTGATAGCTCTGGAGAGTTTTCAGTTCCAGACCTTTCATCAGGCTCAACTGGATTAGTATCCAAGTATGGTGATTACTCAAAAATAGTTGGAATTCAAAATACAGCAAAGGGCAAGGGGTTTGCAAACTCAGCAGATGTTAAAGACATTCAGTATTTAAACATTAGCACACAACAAATCCCAGAGAATCTAAATGCAGACAACATGATTAAGATTCTTGAAAGCGATGATGATTTATTCTTTTTAGATAATAGACCTTCTAAGTATTTTTATTCATTAGAAGCCAGCATGTACGATACAATCTCAAGGGAGATGCTAAAAACTTTTGCTGGCGTTCTTGACTATGCGTCAATGGCTGGATCTGTAATTTCAGAATATCAAACATTCAATAAAGAACTTAGAACAGCCAAAAGAAACTTTTTTGATAGAGTTGAAAACACTCCAAGTTTAGAAAAATATGTTAAACTTTATAGACTTTTAGATAGTGCAATTGAAAGCGTTCTTTTTAACTTAATGCCAGCCTCTGCTAACGCATCTGACAGAATTAGAACTGTTGTAGAAAATCATTTGTTTGAAAGACCGGGGCATAAAAAGTTCTTAATTCCCGGCAAGTCAGTTTCGGACGGTCCCAAAATTGGCAAATGCAATAAGATAAATGGTTGTCCCCCACCCGGTGCTGCCCCTTCTTGTTGCAACAAGTATGACATAAGTTGTCAACAGGCAAATCCCACATTACCAATCTGCCTTGATGAAGGCAAAAACTCGCCAGCACTAGAAACAGATGCCGTTATTGAGATTAAATCAAATTATCATTTTGATACAAAGAGTAATATGGGAAGGTACCTCGTACCACTAAACCAGCAAACGTCTAGAAAAATTGATTTACATCTTAATCGTTATGCAAATAAAAGATTTACGGGTGCAGACGACAGCACTGGTAGAAATGCTTGGTTTGCTATTGTAGCACAAAGAGAAGAGGCAGGCTTATCTACACCTACAGATGGGGATGCTAAAACAAGAAATTCGACTTTTTATTCTTTAAAAACTCAAAAAATTATTGAAGCAGGACAAGTTAGAGTTGGTGGAGAATACTATCCAATTGCTCTTTATGGTTCACAAAGATCTAATCAGAACGGAAACATTATCTTACCACTAATTCAGCCAGAGGAGCTAGGCAACGATCTTGTTTTAACCAAAAATGACGTAGTTGTAATAGATGAAGAAATAACTAAAAACTTTATTGATTTTAGCGTTCAGATAGAAAACTCAACTACGGGACGAACAAGCATAGACAGCGACAGATTACCAATAAGATTTACCTTATCTGGTAGTGGTGGCTTCTTTACTGGAGATGCATCTGTAATTGGACATCGCATAGACACTTACTATGGCAGCGACCTCTCTGCGCCAATGCAAGGCCCCTTTACTGAACAGCATGTTGGTGGCTACAAACACAGGCATACAGAAATAGGACAGACTGTCGATAGACCAGAACTCTACAAAATCAGCCCAACTGGTTCTAGTCAAGTTAAAATTTCCAATCCAAGACAAGATTTGGATGGAACAACTTATGATATGAACATTCCTAGAGTTAAGTTCTCTAGAGATGGTCTAACAAAAAGAGTCTACAACACTCAAAACATAAAATCCACAACAGGCTCAAATCATTTAGGAAACTTTCAAAACAACTATGAAGTTGTAAACACTGTTGGCAGACGAGAGAATAACTTAGCTTTTATTCAACAAGGCGGGTTCGGAATAACTGGCTCCGAATCTACTATTGTTTCAGGCAACATTGATTTTGCTTTGCCCAATAGAGCTTTGTCCGATGGAACTCATAACAAAAGTGTCATTGTTAGTAGATTCGCCTCACCCGGCGAAGTTGCAACAATGGCAGAGGGATATTTGGATGTTGACGCTGCTGAGTATAGCCCTTACAACGCACTAACTTACAGAAATAGACTCGCTGTAGATTCTTTAAATGATTTTAGTAAAACTCCAGCTACCAACCAAGGTTATCAGTCAGGATCTGCAACAACAGCATCATTCCACAAAGTAAATCCAAATAGAGTGAATATCTTAAAATACAACTCTGCTGGTTCAATTTTTACTAGCTCATTTAACGACAACAACTTTGTTTCACATCAAATTCCAAGAAAAGATTTTGGCTATAGGTGGATTAGCTCATCAGCAGATCCAGACTTGTCCATGGACGGACTCTATGGCTTTGCTACAAGCTCAGATGGAATTACATTTTATAGCAGTTCTTTGAGGGGTGCGGGTGAAGCAGAGGTAATTAACTTTTTAGGATACTCAACACCACCCAGCAAAATAGGGACCGCAGGTTATCACTATGAATTAACTATGGATAGTAACTTGCTTGTTGCACCAACATCTTACACTGATGGAACACAGCCAACATCAGCAAGCATTTATTTTTTAAATATTAATGGTCCTTATCATTACCCATCATGGAAACAAATAAGAACTGGCGAACATCCTGTTGCGAGACTATTAAGAAAAGAAAACCTTGTTGTTTCAGAGACTGGTGAAGGTAGTGTTAGAATAAACCACTCTCCAATTACTACAAAATATAAACCAATTTTACACAATGTTAAATCAAGAGAAATCGTAGGTTTGGAGCCAACCGATAAAGACGTTTTATTAAAATACACATTTGGAAACAACTACGATTATTTTGGAAATTACTACGACTATAGCGGAAGTAAACTTGATAATGTTTTTAGAGACAAAAACTTTACGACAGCAAATAAAAGAGATTCTTTATTTTACGGTGTCTCTACAATGTACACTCAAGGCAACAATGCTTTAAAATTAAACTCGTTGCTTTATTCAGAAACAATTTATCCAAAAGAGACAAACGCCTATCTTTCAAAGGCAAGAGACAGAAGTAGGTTTGTATTTAAGTGGCGAGATAGTCTTGATAATAGAGTAGATCAGGTCACCGGCTCACAAAACTCAACAAGCTACTCTTATTGGGCCATGGACATCAACTCAACAAAAGATGGCGAGTTAATGGATGAAACCTCTGGTTCTCACGCTTCTGCGCCACAAGTTAGATACGGCAGATACAGACTATCCGGCTCTCTTGTTGGTTATGTTGATACAACGGCTAGTTCACCAAGAAACACGGTTCAATTCGGCACAAATGATTCCGCTGAGCAAGGAGCATTTGAAGACACTTACTCTGAGTGGAATAACGACATTAGGCTCATCGCAAAAGATCACACGATTGTCCCAGAATACAAAATTTCAGACCACATTGCTGGGATTGTCAGTTCTGGCTTTGATGCAACGAACAGCACCTACCAGTCATTATCTTTAACGGGTTCAAGTGCTACACGGGACAATGATGATTTCTTGGAGGCTTACGCCCACTCAGACGACATTCCAGCCATTGAAATAGTCAGAGATGTACAGAAGAAGGATGCTGATAGAATCTCGATTAACGTCAGCGCAGTTAAAAAGCTTCTGCCTTATGATGGTTTTTATCCTGTTCAAAGAACTTTACAGCTTTCAACTTTGTTTAAGGACTCCTTGGAATCAAACACAACTGTTGGCGGCACAGAGGCCTCTTTCCAAACCGTCAATAACACAATCTTCTCTAGATTGACTTATGGTTCAATTAGGGCTGGAGTCGCAACAGACACGGCTATTTGGCAAAGCGGAACTTTATTAACTGATAATAACACTGGTGCCATAGCTGCAACAGCAACGTTTGATGTCACAGACTATACAGTACTATCCCAAGCTACTACATTTGATACAGCTAGAATTATTCTCATTGGTTCATCAGATTGGGATGTTAATTGGACTTCTGCAAAAACAGTCAATGCTGATGCCATTTTGTTTAGTTTTACAGGGCTCGGGTCGACCTCTTGGGGCGCGGGCGATGGACAACTTGGTGCTGATGCATCAACTCCCGATTCCCCATTTTTGATCGACCTCGACGCTCAACCCGGTGGTGGCGGATCGCCCGTCGCTTCTAACGCACAGGCAGCTACAAGAATAGCTGAATTTATAAATTATTGGGCAGAGCCGACGACGGGGTACTTTTCTTCAAAGCCGGTCACTGCTAGTGCTACTAGCACCACAGTAACCATTACAGATTTATTGCCGGGAACTAGTAATCCTTTAGTTGGCAATGATCATATTGTTTTCATAAATGAGGACAGATATGGCGGCTCCACCTATGGCTTGACCGGCTCAGGGTCCCCTCCGTGGAGCACCTTACCAATTGGTCCTTTAGGGTTTGATCCATTATCGTCTGCCGCTTATCAAGTCTATAGCGCAAGCTTTGGCGGCGGGACAGCAGCCGTGACAAACAGATCGTTTAACCCAACTGCTTCATGGAGCCGTTTACCGTTTGAAACAATCATTAGTCCGTCTACTTACTTAAACAGCAGCGCAAGCCTAGTTGAGAACGACCCAGAAAACCCATTCGACTCAACAGCATCTGTAAACTTCGTTGGCGGAACATACGAATTGGCAGCTTCAAACTTTTATGCTGGTGTTATTGACACATTCATAGAAAACAAAACATTAACAACCATTAAGACCAGCCCACAGTCAGAGTGGTCGTTCAACGATGCGACATTAAACAATTATGTAATGGATGTTGTGGTTAGCAAACCAGACGGCTTTAGCAACCACGACGATCCAGCAGCAAACGGGGCTCCCTATACCGCTCATGCCTGCTTCTATCAGCCACTTAACTATGACGGTGAAGAGTGGTGGACAAAGCACATAACTAATGGGTCTTCCAGCATCAATGCTGAAATTCCCCCTGCCGCCTCATGGTCAGAAAACGAAGCTATGGTGACAATCAATTTCGATTACAACACTTTTAAAGGCATTGTGACTGACAGGGGTCCGACATTCAATGACATTTTGAGATTTTCTACAACAACTTTCAAAAACAAGCAAATGTTTGACCAGCTTGGAACGGATGCAGTTTCAACATCTTCTAATAGTTCGCAGTTTATGACTATTGAAGCTGGTGTTGATTTATTTAACTTTGATTCCAACACAGAACAGTGGGTAATCAATACCAAATGTGAATTCCCAGTTCACAATGTTTTTGACGAGGAAGGCAATGCTCTTGATGCTCTCTACCCAGATGGAACGGACGGAAGCGCAGGCACAGCCGCAGGTGACGTTAACAGAGGTGTTTGGCATCAGTTCTCTCCATTGAGAGAAAGTAAGCTAAAACTAGGTGTCGTTGGACCAGACCTTACTAACAACAGAGAAAGTGGTTCGTTAGCGCAAGCTTGTGGTTTTGAGACAGAACAAAAAACAATCAGCCAGATTGCTAGTAGCGCTAAACTAAAAGAGTACTTGGTCGTTATTCCATTTGTAACAAACGAGTGTGATGAAGAAACATTCTTCCATTACCCAATTGACGAGTTTGAAAGAGCTTACGCAGCGATTCCAACCGGCAATCCACAGCCAACAGTATTAGCCACATCAGCAATTCAGACCAGATCTACAACTCTTACTGACTCGCTAGCAAGACAAAGAGAGTTAATTTTACCACCAACTCTAAGTTACATGGCAAAAAGAGATAATCTTGATAAGAGACTAGAACAAGAAGACTACGGACCAATTTTACCTCCATTCGCCATGTATGTGTTTGAGGTAGAACAGACATTGAATCAAGAAGATTTGTCTAAATGGTGGCAGGGCGTCTTGCCGTCAGCAGGGGAAAAGGCAACTTTTGAGAGATTCAACATTAGTCACGACATTAGAACTGGTGAAGTTATTAGCCCTTCAGTTTTAAATAACGATCTGTTTGGTGGTAAGCTGCCCAAAGAGATGAGGTTCAAAATCTTTAAAGCGAAATACCGCAGAAACTTGACTTATAGCGAAGTTAAAAATAAGTCGATCTACGGAACTGAGCCAATCAATTCCACCTTTGGCTACAATTATCCACACGATTTTTACTCTTTGATTGAAATGGCAAAAGTAGACTTAGGATTAGAGTATAAGGGTGAGCCACCACGAGCTATTTCCATCACAGATGATCGAGAAGAAACGGCAGCAAACATTCTTTCAACTGGTGCCCTACAAAACGCCCTAACTCTTTTAAGTGAGGATGAGGAATAATGGCTAGTGTTTTTGATAAAAAAGAAGAGGTTTTAGACATAATCTTAACTCGCGAAGGTCGAGAGTTAATGTCTAAAGGCAAATTCAAGCCTACCTATTATGAATTTTACGATTCAGAAATCATCTACGAAGCAGATAACAGTGAGACACAAAATGCCAGCAAGGAAAGAATTGAAGCTGCGATTTATCAAAAAAACATCCCTTCAATTGACTCTATTAACGAGCTTGGTGGAACAGTAAAGAACGATAACACCAACATGCTAAAAAATCCACTAGGAAGCTACCAAGTACAAAATGAATATGCGCCTGCTTGGAACATTAAATTTGAAGAAACGGGACATATTCCAGAGGCATTTTCAACTTCACAGAGAGAGATAATCAAAACTAATTTATCAGATGCAGTGGTTTCCTCTGGATCATTAAAAAGTGTGGACACATTTGAGGAAAGAATTCCACAATTTTATGTAAATGTCAACTACGTTTTACATCAATATGTAGAAAAAAGAAAGAACGCACCAGATGTAAGAAAACTATACTTTGACAACCGCAATAAAGATCTATTAATTACTCTTGATGAACAAAATGCTTTTGAACTAGAAGAGCCTAGAGAATTTGAAATTGAGATTTTTAGAGTAATAGATGAAACAGTTGAACAGGGATCTAAAATTGAAAAGCCCTACACGCTAGAAAGGCTTTACTTTGATTCTGGCGATTTTGAATCAAAAACATCAGTGGAAAAATACTTCAATGTTCTGTTTGATGAAGAAGCAAGATTAGAGAGCAATTTTAAGAAAAAGAATATTTATAGTGATATAGTTGCCGACCCAGAAGAGGTTTGTGAATGATTGTTTTAAACCAGCAAAATAATTTAGAAGAGAGAAGTTTTGCATTTGTTGTAAATAAATATTATTACAATGGAGGAGCAAACACTTCAGTAACAATTGATGCTACAGCAGTGGCTGAAAATTTTAAAGCAAACAATCCTTTAAAAATTCAATTTTTATTAAGTAACACAAGGTTGGAAGCTCCAGATTTTTCAGATGTAGAACAGTTTTATTTAAATGATTTGCTACAGGACAACTCTTTAACTGTTACCATACCGTATAATGTAGAACCAACAAGCTTATATCTTTATGTTTATGTGTTTACAGAGTTCGGAGGACCAGCTACAAAGTTCACTTTAACTTTGTTAGAAGAGGTTGTTCAGGGCGGTGAAAATTTTTCAAATAATTTTGTAGATTTAAGATTGTTTGATCCCTTAACTCGTAATGATTTTGAAAAAACGCTACAGCAAACAAAGGTAGAACAAAACATTAAATCACAAATTAAGCTTTACAACTACACATTTATAAGCGATCTATTTTATTCTTTATTGCCTAATAAAACTATTTCAATTTTATACGGCTTTGATCAAAAAAGTTATTTTTTGCAAGGCAATTATCTAAGCATTTTAAACGGCTATGCTGATTTTGAAAGTTACATAGAGGAAAATAATTTTATAAATGCTGCCTACGGTCTAGTTTACAGTGAAAAAAGTAACCTACCTGTAACAGCAGAGCAATCATCATTTAACTTAAAAAACGACATTGGAACTGGCTATGAAGTAAATTTCAAGCCAAACACAGTTATTTTAAATGACGAACTGCTATCTTACAAGGCGACGTTTAAAGTCTCTGATGCACAAAGCAGGTTTGTTGCAGATGTGATTTTGCCAGAATTAAAAAATGAATTTAACACAATAAACAATGTAACTGGCACTAGATTGATTTTTGCTAGTAGCATAAGCAGAACTATTTCTTTACTTAAACAAGCTCTTGGTTCAAAGTTTGAAGGATTGTTTGAAATTTATGATAGTTCTAATCGAGTTGTAGTTGATGAAAAATTCAAAACATTATTTATAAATGTTAACGAGACTTTTTATAGTTTGTTTCAAAAAAATGTTTTAAATAAAATAAAGGGTAAGCCCTCCTACAACATTGTAGAAAAAGATTTTGTTAACGTTATCGACACAAAAAATTTAGAACTGGCTACAACATTTGTAGATTTTGGACAATCGGGAGACGACCAAGGCTTTGCGTCTGTAACTGTTAATGGACTAACGGAAAGAAGAACACAAGAGGCTACAAAATATTTCCCAGATGGCGAAACCGCTATTGAGGTAGAGAAGCAATCTGGTGCAGAGGTAGTAGATTTAAACGCCCTTACAGGAGTTTATTTTAGTCCAGAGAGTGTCTCTTTAAATAATGAAAAGATTATCATGAACAACAAGGCTGTTGACTATAAGTTCAATAATGATGACTTTTTAAAATATGGGCAAGCAATAAATAAAATTGCCGCTTACAACAACTCACTAGTTTTAAAAACGAACAGTTTTATTTTAGAAGGTGTGACAGCAACAGAAAAGAAAACTGAACAACAAAGCATTATTGTCAACTCTGTTTTAAATTCTTTAAAAGTTAAAAATCTAAGAGATTTTAGAACAACGGAAGAGGCAGAGCGAGAAATTACAAATTCAAACAATTCTGTAAAAACTTTTGAGATTCCTTCAACTCTTAGAACAGACCTGTGCTCTGATGATGTCGCCACAGACATTCAAAGAGAAATTACACAAGGAGATCTGTTGGAAACAAAATCTTCTTTTATAGGAAACAACATTTTGTTGTTTTCAATTTTTAATGCTGCTCAAAGTTTTAACGACAATGGCTTCTACAACTTTTATCGAAATTATTTAAATCGAGAACTTCTATTAGAGTCCTTGCCAATTCAATCATTATTTTTGTATAAAATTTACAATGAAAGAAAAAACATTCCCGACTTTTTAAAGCCAGACGAGATATTGAGACAGTTTTCAACCTTTTCTTTAATTTATTTTATGTTTAAAAACTTAGTTAAAGTTAAAATTTACATAGCGGAACAAAAAAGTTTTGTTAATTTAAACGAAGAGGTTATTGCAGATTTAGATCTAGAAAGAGACTATTTGTGCAGAATGGAACTTTATGAAAGTGGTCAGCTAGGGATAAAGACACCAAATCTTTTTAAAACTTCTATTTACAATAAGCATTTTATACTTACAGCATAATCATGGCAACAGACTTCAAAATTAAAAAAGAATACATCCAAGACCACACGATTAAAATTGCTGGTGTGCAGGATGGAATTGCAACATTTTCAAAACAAAGTAGTGATCCAATGAGAGACTATTTTGAAATTTTATATGGGTCGGTCAATTCTGCTCCTCAATTCACACAAGAAGTAAGATTGGAAAGATACGGCTCTGGCTATAGGGCAAAACCAACGGTGCCAGCCAATAACGGACCAGCTTTGATTGAAAAGCTAGAAAGTTTAAAAGAAGAAGTCGATGGTAAAATTTACGCAGATTTCAATTTTAAAATTGATGAAAATTTTCAAAAAAACTTTTCAATTTCGTCCAGAACAATTAGAAAAGGACTAAACAGTTTTGACATAAGATCTACTGATGATTTTTTTACAGGCGGTGAATTACCTCAATTAAACGACAAGGACGAAACTAGTTTTAAGTTTGCTTATGCTTTTATTACCACAGAGACAAAAGAAGGTGTTGATTTAATAGTTAGAGATGTCAAGGTAGCTACCCCAGATCCAAAAGAACTTCAAGAAAACGCAAATAATAAGAATAATACAACAAATGTTCTAAGTCGGCTAAAACACATTTTGTACGATGGAGACACTAGTAGCGCTGTTGAAAAAACAGTTATTGGAACAGGCGGCGAAGATAACTTTAAAATTGATAAAGTTTACAACATTATCACGGTTGTTGTTCCAAAAGAGAATCCACAACCAAACAAGGGCTTTGATTATTACACCTCTTTTAAAAACATAAGAACACCTATTTTTGATAATCAGCTTGGACCACCCTTACAGCCTAATAAATTATCTGAACTCTACAAAGAATTATCAATAAATTATTTTGCTAGGGCGGCAAGTGGTGTTGACGATGGATTTGCTTTTACTTCAATCACACAAGGTGATTTAGCAGGCAGTAATATTTACTCGATACCAGATCAATTTATAAAGCAGTTTACGCCAGAATCACAAGCCGCCAATAATTTTGAAATTATTTTCAATAATGAGATATTAAACTCTGCATATGTCAAGCAGCAAAAAAACATTACAACGTCTTATAGTGATTCTAATAGCCCATTTACAATTGTAAAAGATGGCAACTTTTTAAACAGCAATCTTAGCCAAGCAGAACTTAGAGAGACAAACTTATATTATGCTGGTTATGATTATGTCAGGGCACCATTCATGCCCAATCAAGCACCGAGCTTTAATAGTCCACAACCACCTTTAAATGATTGGACAATATCTGAAATTTTTAGATCATCAATTATCGCTGGTAATGGAAAGAGGTGGTTTTCCAGTGGCGAGATAAATAAAAATTTAATTCGAAAAGCCAAGTTGGTCGGCATCTCTGTAATTAAAAGCAGAAGAGCATTTGATACCGAAGTGCCATTTAAGCCAGAAGAGATAATTCAGACATTCCACATTAACATTCAACAGAGCACAGAAGATAAAAAGATAACCATATTTGATTCACAAGTCGCCTATGGTGAGCAATACTTCTATACCGCTCTTGGCGTTTTTGCTGTAGATGGAAAATATTATTTTTATGACAAAACAGAAATAAACACAGGGCTTTTTGAAATAGGACAAACAGTCTCTACTGTTACAAAAATAAAAACTACACAAGTAATAAAGAACAATGTTGATCTTGCCGAAACTAAAAACGCAATTAATAAATTAAAATTAACCAACATTGACGAATCAAATGATAATAATAGCGCAGTGGTTTTTACAAACCCATGTTGTCAGTATAAGGACGAAAAATTTAAAGATGTCGGCGGCGGTGGCAGCAGCGATAGCGCCTACCCCGATAATGAGTTCTGGGGCATTGCATCACCCGGCTGGAATTTTCCCGGCTATGGCGAAGAATTGCATTTAAAAGTTGAAAACCTTGTTGGGGCTTCAAAAGCGGGAACAGCGCTGTTTGGTGAGAACCCAAGATTTACAGAGCTAAAAAAGGCAGTCAAACAAATAAATAATAGTCCATATGGAGATGCCATTAAGTGCTGGGTGTGTAGAAGAAGACCAGAAGGAAAGAGCGGAAAATCAATTCTTGCATTTTTAGAAGATCAGTTTAATGATGAGGAATTTGACTTTTTATTAAACTCTTTACAATGCCAAACTTGGGGGTGGACAAGTAAAAAAGGGAATATAGGCGGCTCACCAATTAAAGAAAATTCTCTAGCTGACTTATCAAGCAAGACGTTTCCCGGCAGCATCGGTTCGAATCGTTGTACCCGTTTCGAAACTCAGACCTTTGAAGAAGATGTAGTGGAAAAGGTAAGCGAAAAACGCCTACTAGATTTTAAATTTAGAATAAAAGAGACAAACACAAGAGCAATTTACCAAATTCCAATTAGCAGCAGCATTGATGCTACGCCGCTTGAGGCAATTCCATTTGCACCAATCCCAACCTTCATTTCTTTGGCTGGTGTGGACAACAAAATAAAAATTAGTTTTCAAGAAGCTGTAGCTAATCAACTAGAGCCAGTCAAGCAAGATGCGGCATTTTTAACTTTTAATGGATCTCAAGTTCCAAAAATAATAAAAGTTTCTAAAAAGCTCTCTAAGGAGTTTGGAATTCCTTTACCAGAAGACCCAACAACTTTAGTTTCTAGTGTATTTGCTAGAAGCGAAGCGGACATTTCTCAAATTCATGTGAGAAAGTTGGGCAGAAGACCAGAGTCACTACAAGATTTAATAGACAACGGTGAGCAACAAATAATTAATTTTAAAAAGCAAACGTCTTATTACAGCAAGATAAGACCAAACCAAAAGTACTATTATGCTTTTGTTTCAAGAGACATTGCAGGATTGTTCTCAAAATCTACACCAGTTTTTGAAGTTGAAATTGTAAATGATTCTGGTTTTGTTTACACAAAAATAACAAACTATGAGTTCCCAGAAAAAGAAAAAGGTATAACCAACAAAACATTTAAAAAGATTTTAAAAATAAAGCCAAGCTTTGAAGAGTTGCAGCCAACTGGTCAGCCTGCATTGCTGAACTTTATTGAAACAATCGGCACTCAAGATAAATTTCCAGATAAAGTTTCTATTTACTCAAATAAAACCGCAGACAACGAAACTGGAACTAAACCACCAAAATTTAAAATCAGAGTCAGATCTAAAAAAACAAATAGAGTTTTTGACATAAACTTAAAATACACACAAGAGACAAGACTAGTTACTTCGATAGAGGGCGAACAACAAGTAAAAGAGTTCTCTGAATTAATTGATCAAAAGGACATAGCCGGAACCGATGATTAAATTATTAAACTACTACTTATTATATCAAAAAGGAGAAAATTAATGGCTTTTTTAGATAATTCTGGTGACATCATATTAGACGCCGTTTTAACTGATCTAGGAAGAAAAAAGTTGGCTAATGGTAATTTTAAGGTTACAAAGTACGCTTTTGGCGACGATGAGATTGATTATGGGCTCTATGATAAAACAAACACCTCCGGTTCAGCTTATTACGGTCTAACTATTCAAGCTCTACCAATTCAACAAGCTTTAACGAATGGTGCTGCTTCCTTAAAAAACAAACTTTATACCCTAACAGGCGAGCCAGACGAGCTTCTTTATCTACCAAATCTAAAATTAGATCAAGTAACTGGACTTAATCTTGCTCTTGCAAGCGGTAGAAATGCTTACGCTGTTATTGCTGATGAAACAACCTACAATAATCTTACAATTGATTTAGAGAAAAATATACCAGCCGGCGTTATTTACGGATTAGATGCTGAACAAGCAATGGGAACTGTAGCCATTAGAACTCCTTTAGGATTAGACAACGGAAACCCCGGAAAGAGAGACACTGATTTAGACGCAACCTTAGACTCTTCAGAAGGTTATGCTGTTGTGGTAGATGGAAGATTTTTGCAGGTCGCAACCACAGATGAAAATGGTGCAGCCACGCTTGCAACATCTCAAGCAAGCACAAATGTCTTTTCAGGCAATGACAACTTAGTGGTTTACAATTTTGAACGAGGAGCCGACCCTGGTGCATTTGACCGTCGAATTTCAAACACTAATTTATTTAATGGTCCAAGCACAAACAGCGTGTTGCGATTTTCTTTAGTTCTATCTAGCAAAGTAGACGTGGACTTTCTTTTCACAAACTACAAAACAAGCTCTGTTTCAAACTATGTTGAAACAGGCTTTAACGTTGATGTAATTTCTACTAATGTAGAGGTAATTGCTCTTTCAACTGGCGAGTCACTAACAATCCCAGTTGAAGTAATCAGGAAACAATAATAAGGACGGAGACCATAGATGAGTGTTTATAAACTTTTTACAGAAAATCCAGCAGGAGTTGCAAGTAAAACAATTTTACATGAGGCAATTCCAATTACAGGAACAATTATTTCTGGAACTTACGGATCGTTTCCATCAGAAAGTAACATAAAATATTTTAGCAGTAACGACTTTATCTTAGTTACCGATTACCCTTATGCTAGTTCATCAGCAAACAATCTTTTTACTTTAACTGCCGGTCAGGCATCTGGCACCGATAGTCCAGTCGCGAACACTAACTGGCAAAAAAGAATAACATCTATCGTCTTTACGCACAACAGTTTGTCGGTTACGACGTAAATCAAGACTTTGTTCCGTTTAATGTTTCTGGTGTTTTAAATCCAGCAAACACTTGGGATCCTGATAAAATATCAAATTTAGTTTTCCTAGACTTTGATAGAGTTATCGTAAAAGATGGGATCCAAAAAGGAAGTTTCCAAATAACAATAGGCACAGCCTCTTATGCTGATCCAATGGCAGGTACAAAAATATTTTCAGATGCTTATGTAAATTCTAGTGATCCGTCTACCTATAGATCAAATTCTCCAATGGGGGATTATGCTTTCTTGCAGGAGGGCACTCAAACAGCAACCGTGCCAACAAGCACTACAGTAGGTTTTGTTTTTTATGATGCAGGCTTAGTCGCTCTGGTAGCCAACACGGCAGTTTTTGGCAATGAGTTGACAAGTGGATCAAGCTTTGCTACTACAACCGCTCTAACACCGTCAGGATCCATACTAAGTGGATCAATTAACGACACTGTTAATGGTGTCAGAGCCCACATTCAAAACATTGAATTCAATAACAACATTGAACTAAATTCAACTTACTACTTCTGTAGGGCAAACCATGGCGAATTTAACTACAGTTCCAATCCTTCCTACACCAGCGGTAGTAGAATGGTTGTAAAGAACGTGGCTAGCGACCCAGCAAGAGCTTACATTACTTCTGTTGGATTGTATGATGACGAAAATCAATTATTGGCGGTTGCTAAATTAAGCACTCCTTTAGAGAAAAACCCCGAACAAGAAATTACTTTAAAGGTAAGACTAGATTACTAAAAATGGTATGTACAAATTTAAAGAAAACGACATTATACAGAACACTGTAGTTTCTAATCCAAGGTATAAATTTACTTTTCATAATGGCGTTGCCTATATAAATGATCAAGTTGATAACGGTGTTTATGAAACTGGTTCTCTTCACTTTAACGATTTAAATGTTGCAAACGCTTCTTTACGCAAGGTTACCACCAATTTATCACCAGATTTTAATCAAAAAAATACAACAAGCGTAGACGACTATCCAGTAACAGGAGCAGCAGCGCAGTCTTTCTCTTTGGTCAGAGATTTTATTAGAAAAAGTGGCAACACCTATGATGAAACATATACTACTGGCTTTGGTTCCCCCGCAACTTCTTCAATAACAAAGTTTATTGCCTTGCAAGGTACTATGAATAAAAAAAAAGTTAGTTCTCCTAATTTTGATTTTGAAAATTATTTCACAAAAACTTTATCATTTGCAGGGACAGGATCTTCTGAAGGGTTCTTACAGCAAGACATAAACATCTTAAGTTTAACAAACTTGTTTTACGGATCTTTAATTAGTCCCGGCAGCGTCAGTTTAGAATTTTACAAAAGTGGGTCTATTCTAGCAAAAGCTCAAGACACAAAAAAGAATGGTGAACTGATAGAACAAGAAAACTCAACCATAGGAACTGGAACGGTAGTCGGACTAGTCCTTTATGAAGAAGGTGTTATCCTTCTTACCAACACAGCCAGCTTGGGTGGGGGACAAGAGTACTTCTTACAGCCAACAGCGTCAGCGGGGTCAGCAGTGTTAGATGATCCAAAGTGGATTCATTTTGGTTCTTACATAAACGTTTCGGGAGCAGCAGGCACAGCGATCACAGGGTCCACCTATGTTATAAATCTACAAGGAACAGTTACAAGACCAACGCTAACTATGTTTGCACATGCACCCAAGACAGAATTGAACTGGAGTAACAACCCAACTTTTCTAGATGCCACTACAAAAGCAGCCTACATTGATCAAACTTCATCGTTTAATTATGTTGAGAACGAATATACAAAAGTTAAAAACGTTGTTTCAAGCTCTTTTTCAACCTATTCAGCAAGTTTTCAACCAACCACTTACATAAAGACCGTAGGCGTTTACGACGAAGATAGAAACTTAATCGCTGTAGCAAAAGTCGCCAATCCGGTTAAAAAAACCGTTGAACAGGACTACACTTTTAAGTTAAAATTAGATTTATGATTTTGGGACTGGACATTTCCACAAGCATTACAGGCTTAGCAATTGTTGACAAATCAGGCAAACTGTTGTATACTGATCACATCGACACAAGAAAAGAAAAGAACATCTTTGATAAGGCCAGCAAAGTAAGGGCCGTGCTGTTAGAATTAAAAAATTCAAACTCAATAGAACACATTTTTATCGAGCAGCCGTTCACATTCTTTAATTCAGGTGGGTCATCTGCTAAAACGATGGCGACCCTGCAAAGATTCAATGGGATGGTAAGTTGGATAGCCAATGAGGTGTTTAAGGTTGAGCCAGACTATATTGGAGCCTCAGAGGCGAGGAAGTTATGTGGTGTTAAAATCGCTCGCGGCCAAAACACCAAGAAAATCGTGCTCAAGGCAGTTGTTGACATGGAGCCTACTTTTGAGGTAGAATACACTAGACACGGCAATCCAAAGGCAGGTTATTGCGACCGAGCAGATGGAGTCGTTCTAGCAAAGGCGGGGTCTATCAAATGTCAGGACAAAAGAAACTAAAAATCTTGAAAGAAATTTTAGGCTCTCCTTCCTATCGTGGTAAGGAGAATCTTTTTTATTGTCCTAAGTGTAAGCACCACAAAAAGAAATTGTCTATTAATCTAGACAAAAACTTCTTTAAATGTTGGGTTTGCGACTTCTCAGGCAAGGACATCACTTATCTTGTCAAGCGTTATGGCTCAAGAGTGCAGAGGGAAGATTGGTATACTCTTTGCAACATTTTTGACCATTCAGACTTAGAGCTACAACTAACAGAGATGTTGAATCCCCCGGTAGGGCAGTCGGCCACAGGACAAAAGATTGACTTGCCAGAAGAGTTTGCCACATTGACTTCTAACAAGCTCCCTGCCAGTGCTTTGCCAGCGCTCTCCTATCTCCGCAGAAGAGATGTTGAGAGAGAAGAAATCATAACTTGGAAGATTGGCTATTGTTCTAATGGGATTTACAAGGATAGGATTATCATCCCGTCCTTTGATAAAGATGGAGACATTAACTACTTTATTGCTAGGTCATTTACAAGGCAGGCCTTTCCAAAGTACAAAAATCCAAGCGCCTCTAAGAAGGTTATTTTCAACGAGTTGTTCTTGGACTTTGACGAGCCTCTAGTAATCGTCGAGGGCGTCTTCGATGCCATCAACGCTGGTGGCAATGTTGTTCCCATTATGGGTTCAACATTAGACGAACAACACCCACTCTTTCAAAAGATCACAGAGCACAACACAAAGGTTTACTTAGCCCTGGACCACGATGCTCAAAAGAAAGAAGTCGCGATAGCTAGATCTCTCCAATCTTATGGGGTTGAGGTCTACAAGATCGACACAAAGGGCTATCAAGATGTTGGTGTAATGCCAAGAAACATCTATCACAGCAGAAAGCAAAAGGCTAGGAAGTTCACTGAGACTTCACTTTTGAATCACAGGTTAGCATAATGAAATTCGCTCACATAGCAGACACACACATTAAAAATTTAAAGTACCACAAAGAGTATAGGGCGGTCTTTAAACAGCTTTACGCTTCCCTAAAAAAACAAAAGGTGGACTACATTATCCACTGCGGCGACATTGCTCACACCAAGACACAGATTTCACCAGAATTTGTTGAGCTATGCTCCGACTTCTTGAAGAATCTAGCAGACATCGCCCCAACTTACATCATTCTAGGTAATCATGATGGCAACCTACGGAACTCTTACCGACAGGATGCCATTACTCCTATTGTAGATGCTCTAAATCACAATAACTTACATCTATTAAAGGATGCTGGCGAGACACACTTAGACGATAAGTTTTGTCTAAATGTCTTATCAGTGTTTGATGAAGATAATTGGGTTAAACCGACCAACCCAGATAAAATTAACATAGGACTTTACCATGGTGCGATCAAATATAGCCGTACAGACATTGGATTCGTTATGGAACACGGAGAGCATAGCATTTCTATATTTGATGATTGTGATTATGCTATGCTTGGGGATATCCATAAAACTCAAATCCTAAACAAGGAAGGCACTATTGCTTATTGTGGCTCTACAATTCAGCAGAACTTTGGCGAGACAGACGACAAGGGTATCTTTATCTGGGACATTCAGTCTAAAACTGAATTTAGTAGAGAGAAGATTAATTTTGTAAACCCAAAGCCATTTATTACAATTCGTCTAACAAAGACGGGGAGAATCCCAAGAGGCTTCAAGTGCCCAGACGGCGCGAGACTACGATTAGTAGCGGATTCAAACATCCCCTTAGAACGCCTCAGGAGAGCCGTAGACATCGCGAAGCATAGGTTCAAGCCCGAGAGTATTACTTTCCTTAATAAAGCCAGCAGCAACGATTTAACGGTGGAAAATAGTGTTGACACAGAACTGTTTGAAAACTTACGAGATGAGAAGACACAGCAAGATCTAATTAAAGAGTACCTTAAGGACTACAATGTCGGGGAGGACACGCTGAATGAAGTTTTCGCTCTTAACTCAAAGTACAACAAAGTTGTTGAGGAGAGCGAAGACATTTCCCGCAATGTTCATTGGCGCATTAAGAAGTTTAGTTGGGA